TGCTGGTACAGTTGCTTCAACTCAAACTTATACATTAGCACCAACTGCTACTGATAGAGGTGATTTTGAGGACACTACTCCAGCTGACTTTGGTACTAGTGCTAATGCTGCTGCTGCAAATATTAACATACCAGAAGTTAATGTTGAATTAAGATCAGAGGCAATCGTTGCTAAGACAAGAAAGTTAAAAGTAATCTGGACTCCAGAATTTGCTCAAGACTTAAATGCTTATCATTCAATTGATGCTGAGGCTGAATTAACATCTATGCTATCTGAATATATTTCAATGGAAATAGATTTAGAAATCTTAGGTATGTTATCTGCTAATGCAAATACTACTGATTCATGGCATGCGGATGCTAAAGTATTAAATACAGGTGGTACTGGATTTGAGGCTGTTGGTTCTGCTTATGCTTATCAACAAACTTCATGGTTTGCAACTTTAGGTACGAAAGTACAGAAAGTATCTAACAAGATTCATGCAAAAACTATGAGAGGTGGTGCAAACTTCCTAGTTTGTGGACCAGAAGTTGCTACAGTAATTGAATCAATCTCAGGATATGGTGTGGACACAGATGGTTCACAACAGCAGTTTGCTATGGGTGTAACTAAAATTGGTAGCTTAGCTAACCGATTCACTGTTTACAAAAATCCATATATGCAATCAAATGAGATTATTTTAGGATTCCGTGGTACACAATTCTTGGAAACTGGTGCTGTTTATGCTCCATACATTCCATTAATTATGACTCCACTAGTATACGATCCAACTAACTTTACACCAAGAAAAGGTGTGATGACTAGGTATGCTAAGAAAGTTGTTAGACCAGAATTCTATGGTAAGATTAATGTATCTGGATTGAACACTATTTAATAAATAGTATTTAATGTCAAATTTAAGAAGGGCCCCTTTTTGGGGCTCTTTTTTTTTGTTTTAGGTCTAGGCTGATATTTATATTAAAAGGAGACTCGTATGGCAACGGAAATCAAAATTTGGGACGGAACAGCAACATTTACATCTGGAAGTGGCACTCCATTTGGTTTATATGATAGCGATAGCGACTTTCAAAATGATGCACCAAAGGTTGCCAAATGGTGTGCAAAGAGAATTGGCTATCCTATTGTTGATATTGAATTACAATCCGGTTCATTTTTTGCATGCTTTGAGGAAGCAGTAACTGAATATAATGCGCAAGTTAACAGATTTAATATAAGAGAAAATTTATTAACACTACAAGGTGCAACAACTGAGTCAAATTATTCAGGCCAGGATATACAAGGTACAGGTTTACCGAAATTAATAAAATTAAGTAATGAATATGGTAGTGAGGCAGGAGTAGGAGGTAATGTAACATGGTATTCAGGTTCAATACAAACAACAGCAAGCCTTCAAACATATGATTTAACAGATTCAAACTTTGTATCATACGAATCAGGAACACCAGGCACTGATGCAATAGAAATTAAAAGAATATTTCATCAGGCATCACCAGCAATAACAAGATTTTTTGACCCATATGTTGGAACGGCAACAATGACATCACAGCAAATAAATGAATTTGGATGGAGTGGATTTAGCCCTGCAATAAATCATATGATGATGCCAATGTATGATGATCTATTAAGAATGCAAGCAATTGAATTTAATGATGTTGTAAGAAAGTCTGCATTTAGTTTTGAAATACAAAATAATAGAATAAGACTATTTCCAATACCATCTGGTAGTTTTAAGGTACACTTTCAGTATATTAAAACAGCGGATAGGGCAGATGCATCTGGTCAAAGTGGTGTTGTATCTGATTTTTCAAACATTACATATAATCATATAGAGTATTCAGTTATAAATAATCCAGGAAAACAATGGATTAAAAAATACACATTGGCACTTACAAAGGAACTATTAGGCTCAATTAGAAGTAAATACGGTTCCATACCTTCACCAGGTGATGCAATAAGCCTTGATGGTGATACATTAAGAAGTGAGGGTATTGCAGAAAAAGAGGCATTAATATCTGAATTAAGAGAAGATTTGGATGCATCATCAAGACGAAATGCAATGGAAAGACAAAACGATGAGGCAAACTTTCATCAGGAAACAATAAATAAAGTACCACTTGGTATATACATAGGATAATTATGGCACTATTTTCAGGAAATAGAGATATGCAACTATTTAAGAGGTTTAGCAATGAACTTATTGATAGGCTTGTAGGAACAGAGGTTGATATATACAAAATATCTGAAACTCTTACAAAGGAGAATGTATATGGCGAGGCAGTAAGAAAGATATATAAAACTGCAGTTAGGATAGGATGCCTAATAACACCTGAGGATTCTGAGTGGTCAAGTACTGAAAAAGGCGAAGATATAAATAAACAATGTCAGTTTGCATTTGTAAAGGATACAGTAAAAGATGCAAATGTAGTAATACAGGTAGGTGATATATTTAATTGGGATAATACTTATTGGGAAGTTGATTCTGTAAGGTCTGATAAATACCACATGGCACACAACCAGCAAACAACAACTTTAGGTGAAAATTTTGGACTTGATATTGAAATAATATGTAATACACATATGACAAGAAAAAGCAGTTTATCAATTGAAAATACATATGTAGGAAACGCAGGAATAATACCGGATAATATATAATGGCAACAGAAAAAAATAAAAGGCAAATGCATGGTACTGACCCAAAGGTTAGTAGTAAACAGAATGCACCCATAAGCCATAGAGGTGACCAGATTAGGCAATCTAAGTTTAGAGGCACAGACATAAAACTTAGCCTAATGGATATAGATTCTGTAATTGTTGACTATTTTGAAAATGCAATAAAACCAGAAATAATTGATAGCACAGGACAAAGAATTCAGGTGCCAATTATGTATGGAAATCCAGAAAGGTGGTCATCAATACAAAAAAGTAGGGTGTATAGAGATGAAAAAGGAAAATTACAATTACCCCTAATAATTTTTAAGAGGACATCAATTGAAAAAAATAGAGGCTTGTCTAGAAAAATGGATGCAAATTCACCTAAACTTTATCAAGGTTTTATGAACCAATATTCAACATTAAATGCATATGACAATTTTTCAAAACTGCAAGGTATTCAGCCTAGAAAACATTTGAAAAAAATAGTAGTACCTGATTATATAGATTTATCATATGACTTTATAGTAACAACAGAGTTTAATGAGCAAATGAATAGCATAGTTGAGGCAATAAACTATGCAGAAGGTTCATATTGGGGAGTACAGGAAAGATATAGTTTCAAAAGTAAAATTGACAGCTTTGAAAATGTAATAGAAGTAGAATCAGGTGCAGATAGAGTTATAACAACAAACTTTTCACTAACTCTTTCTGGGTTTTTAATACCAGATGTATTACAAAAAAAGTTAAATGCTGAAGACCAAAACGTAATAACAAAATGCAGTGTTATTGTAACAGAAACAACAAAACCGCTTTCAGAATATCCAAATATATTGGATACCGGGGGAGGCGAATCATAAAATTAAGTTATAAGGAGAATAATAATGGTTAAAAAGTTTACAACAGATGAATTAACAAAATTAAAAGACATAGCAAATAAATACCTTGAAATACAGGATAAATTAGGTTCACTTGAAATACAAAAGGCTATGATAGAAAAACAAAGAAATGACATATTATCTGAATTGTCGGACCTACAATTAAATGAAGATAAATTAGGTATTCAATTAGAGGAAAAATACGGCGAAGGAACTATTGACTTGGAAAAAGGAGAGTTTATTCCTAAATCGTAATTTTGCACTTTTTATTTGATATTTATATAACGAATAGAATACATAAACGTATTGATATGTTAACAGAATTTAGGAGAGAAATAAATGGCTGAGAAAATTGTATCACCAGGTGTATTTACCTCGGAAAAAGACTTATCATTCTTACCACAAGCTGTAGGTGAGATTGGTGCTGCGGTAATTGGGCCCACAGCTATAGGCCCTGCAATGGTACCTACACAGGTATCTAACTATACTGAATTTGTTCAAATATTTGGAGACTATATAACTTCAGGTAGTAGTGACGCAGATAAAAGAAATTACTCATTTTTAACAAACACAGCTGCAAAGGAATACTTAAAGAATGGTAGTGCTTTAACAGTGGTAAGAATACTTTCAGGAAGTTTTAGTGCCGCTACGTGTAAGGTCCCAGTATCTGCATCAGTAGAATCATCACCGGGATCAGCATCAAACTACGCAAATCAGGCAAACATAACATCTTCATTTACAGTAGAAACATTAGGTCATGGTAACTATACTACTAGTTCAGGTTCAATTACAAATCATATGTTGGCCAATGGAACTAGAGATAATATAAGGCTTGAGGTTAATAATGTAAATGAAACAAAAGGTACATTTACTCTTGTTATTAGACGTGGTGATGACTCCAAAAAGAGAAAGGTTGCTCTTGAATCTTGGAATGATTTATCTCTTGACCCTAATGCTAGTAACTATATTGAAAGAGTTATTGGTAACCAAACTCATGTAATTGCAGGTTCAGGTGATTCTAGATATGTACAAACACAAGGTACATATGTTAACAAATCAAAATATATAAGAATTAAATCTGTAGAAAAAGCTACACCTAATTATTTATTAGAGGACGGAAGTTTAAGGTCGGCTACATTAACAGCTTCATTACCATTTGCTAGAACAGGTGGCGGTACATCTTGGTCAGGTTCATTTACCGGAGGTGATGATGGAAGTCAAGGATATAATAATACAGTTGCAAACTTTAATGAAAATATTACTGATACAAATGTACAAGGATATGACTATTCAACATTGACATCGTGTGAGGAATTATACTCTGCAATTCTTTTGATGGCAAATGCAGATGACTTTGATATTAATATGTTATTGGCACCAGGTGTGCTTGCATCAAAACACTCTGCAGTAACACAACAAATACTTAATTCAATGGAAGATAGAGGTGATGCTTTTGCAATTCTTGACCCTGTACATTGGGGAAGTAATGTAGCTACTGCTGCAACTGAAGGTGATAACTTTGATTCATCATACGGTGCATTCTACTACCCATGGTGTTTAACAAATGATACAAGTACTAATCAATTAGTATGGGTACCATCATCTACACTTATGGCTGGTGTCTATGCATTTAATGACCAGGTTGCTCATGAATGGTTTGCTCCTGCTGGATTAAATAGAGGTGGACTTGATTCTGCAGTTATGGCTGAAAGAAAATTACCACATTCTGATAGAGATACTTTATATGAAAAAGGTGTTAATCCTATTGCAACATTCCCTGGACAAGGTGTATGTGCTTGGGGACAAAAAACACTACAAAGAAAAGCATCTGCAATGGATAGGGTAAATGTAAGAAGATTATTAATTAGACTTAAGAAGTTTATTGCTTCTACATCTAGATTCCTTGTATTTGAAAATAATACAGCAACAACAAGAAATACTTTCTTAACTGCTGTAAATCCATACATGGCAGATGTACAATCAAAACAAGGTCTTTATGCATTTAGAGTTGTAATGGATGAAACAAATAACACACCTGATGTAATTGATAGAAATATCTTAAAAGGTGAAATATTCTTACAACCGGCAAAGGCTGCTGAATTTATAGTAATCGACTTTAATGTCTTACCAACTGGTGCAACTTTTGGTGATTAATGATATTTATAATAAATAGGAGATAAAACATGGCTCAAGTGATAGACCCAAATGAATTAATGTTTCAGGCATTTCAACCAAAGGTATCGAATAGATTTATCTTATACGTTGATGGAATACCTTCATTCATTTGTAAAAAAGTAAATAGACCAACAATTGCTATTGAGGCGAAGGAATTAGACCATATCAATACAAAGAGAAAAATTCAAGGTAAGGCTAATTGGGAAAACGTAACTATTGAAATGTACGATCCTGTAGTACCTTCAGGTGCTCAAGCGGTAATGGAATGGGTAAGATTAGGATATGAATCAGTAACAGGTAGAGCAGGATATGCAGATTTTTACAAAAAGAATGTAACAATCAATACATTAGGTCCTGTTGGTGACAAGGTTGAGGAATGGACATTATTTGGTGCATTTATTGTTAATGCTACATTTGGTGACTTGGAATGGGCCACTGACGATCCAATTAATATTAGTGTAGAATTAGCATACGACTACGCTGTATTACAATACTAATCGCTACTTGATATATATAGAAAATATGCCCCAAATCGGGGCATTTTTCGTCTTAAAGTAATATTTATATATAGGTTTTAATAAACATGAATAAAGGAGACAAAAATGGCAGGTAAAATAAATACCGACTATCCAGGTGCAGGTAAAAGCACTGGAAATGAAGACTTAAAAAAACAACTTATTGAAGACTTTGAAAAGGAAGGTGGAAAGGTAGAACATGATTATCCTACTGAGACAATAGAACTACCTTCAGGTGGTGTATTATATGAGGAGGGAAATCCACTACGATCAGGAACAGTTGAATTAAAATATATGACTGCAAAGGAAGAGGATATTTTAACATCACAAAACTTAATTCAACAAGGTGTTGTTATTGATAAACTATTAAAAGCACTGTGTGTAGGTAACATACCATATCATAAACTATTATTAGGTGATAAAAATGCAATTATGATTGCTGCAAGAATATTAGGTTATGGTGCAGAATATGAGGCAGAAGTTGTTGACCCATGGACAAATGAAAAGGAAAAATTAAAAATAAACCTTCAGGACCTAAAGCATAAATCTGGCCTAATTAAAGGTAAGAACTATACAGATGGTGTTAATGAATTTGAATATGAACTACCAATATCAAAAAGAAAGATTAAGTGGAAAATATTAAATCACGGTGATGAGGTAAAAATTAGTTTAGACCTTAAAAAGTCAGGAAGAGGTAAAAAGAAGGACGATCCGAAATCTGAATTAACAACAAGGTTAAAATACATGATTAAGGAAGTGGATGGCGATTCATCAGAGGTTGCAATTAATAGATTTGTTAAAAATGAATTTTTAGCACAGGATTCAAAAGCATTTAGAGAACACATGGCCGAAATACAACCAGATGTTGATATGAGTGTTTGGTATTATAGCGAAGAAACAGGTAATGAGCAGAAAATAAAGCTGCCACTTGGTGTCAACTTTTTTTGGCCTGGGGCCGGCTTATAGACCTGCCCTTCACAAACAAATTTTTCAAATGGTATACCATGCTAAAGGTGGTTTTACGCATAAAGAGGTATACAATCTTCCAATTTGGCTAAGAAGGTTTTACTTTAAGGAGCTGGAAACACAGCTTAAGGCAGAAGAAGAGGCACAGAGAAGGGCATCAAAAGGTAAGTCTCCAAACATGTCTAAACCTTCTATACCTAGTTTTTCTAAACCCTCAATGCCATCTAGACGTAGATAATTTATCCTAATTGATATTTATAATAAACTAATTAGGAGAATTATCTATGTCGAAAAATGAATATAGCAAAAGAAGAGAAATTAAGGAACTAATTAAGTCTGAAATAAAAGACAATATTAGTGAATTTGGTCCGTTATCTACATTCCAAGGTATAGTATCAGGTGTATTAGGAAAAGTTACAGATAAAAAGATAAATGTCATAAGAAAAAAATACGATCGTGAAATTGCAAAAGCAAAGGCAAAGGAAAAAGCAGCAACTGACGATATGTTGGCATTTGCAAAAAAGCTTGAAAAACAATATAAGACATGGGATAAAGTACCATTCAATATAAAAAATAGAATCGACAAATTAATTCCAGATGTTGCACAACGACTAAAAGATTTATAAGGATTAGTATATGGCAGATGAAGGTGCTAAAAGTGCTAAGGAAATAGCACAGGCGTATAAGGAGGCTAATAGGGAGGCACAATCTTTTACTAGCCAATTGCAAGCATCTGTTTCTCACCTAAAAGAAGGTGGTAAATATTCAAATTTTATAAACGATAATATGCAATCACTGGGTGATGCACTTTCAGATAATATTGCTGCAGAGGAAAAATTAAACCAATTAATGACAGTGACTGATCAGCTACTTTCAGATGCAGCAAAAAAAGGTATAACTCTAAATAAGGCATTCCTAAATATATTACAAACACAAACTGAATTATTACAAAAAGAGGTAGAACTTAATAATGCAAGGCAGGAAGCCGTTGACAAACAGAAAGAGCTTGAGGATGAAATAGATGCAACACTGTCAAAGCATTCAGAATTCTATGATTCATTTAAGGAATATTCAGACTTAGCAAAAGACCCAAAAATGATTGGTGTTGCTGCATTAGGTCTTTTAGCAAAAGAAATAGGTGCGGTTGGAACTGCATCAAGGGAATTAGTAAAACAATTAGGTGCAGTAGGAGGTCAGGCAGCTGAGGTATCAGGCCAGGTTGCAACAACAACAGCAAAATTTAGAATGATGGGTGTAGATGCTCAGGAAGCAGCTGCCGCAGTTAATTCTATCTATATGAATACAACACTTACAGGTGATGAAATGGATGCTGCAATTGAAAAGGTAGCTGTACTTACTGAAGGTTTTGGTATGAGTGCAGAACAAGCTGCAGAAATGACAGAACAAGCATCTATTGCTGGCCTTAATGTTGATGATATGGCGATTAGCCTTGCAAGAGCTAGAGGTGTTGCACCTGCAAAGGTATTAGCAAATATGTCTGGTAGCACAGAAGAGATTGCAAGATTTGGTAAGGAAGGTGCCAAAAACTTTGTTGAAGCTGCAACTGGTGCCGCACAATTAGGCATAGAAGTAGGTTCAGTTGTTAGTGCAGGAAGAAGTTTATTAGATGTAGAAACAAGCATTGAAAAACAAATGGAAGCTGAGGTATTACTTGGTAGAAAGCTAAACCTTGAAAGGGCAAGGTCTGCAGCACTTGCAGGTGACCAGGCAACTGTAATGGAGGAAATACTTAAAAATGTAGGTAGTATAGAAGAACTACAGTCAATGAATGTTATTGAACAAGAGGCATTGGCAAATGCATTAGGTATGTCTGTAGGTGAGCTAATAAAAATGGCCGAAAATCAGGACAAGGTTGCAGGACTTTCTGAGGAGGCAAGAGCTCACTACGAAGCAACAGGTGAAATACTTGAGGAAAACGCTGCATCAGGTGAAGCATTTAAGCAAACAATGACACAATTGGCTATGGCTGCTGCACAAGCTGTTGTACAATTTGGAATTATGAAAGGTATGCAAAAAATGCTTGGAGGTGGTGCAACACCAATGGAGTCTGTAACAGGTGCAACTACAACACCAAAGGCTCCTGCAGCACCAAAAGGTGGTGTAAATGATATGGGTGTAAGTAAGGTAGGTAAAAATATGAAAAATATTGTTGCCGGTGCAGCTGCCATGATAATTATAGCTGCTGCAGTATTTGTATTTGCAAAAGCAGTACAGGAATTTATGAAGGTTAGTTGGGGTGCAATTGCAATGGCTGTTGTATCAATGTTAGCATTAGTAGGTGCAGTTGCATTAATTGGTGCAATAATGATGTCTGGTGTAGGTGCACTTGCAATTATTGCTGGTGCTGCTGCAATGTTAATAGTAGCTGCTGCAGTATTAGTATTAGCAGCTGCTTTATATGTAATGTCAATGGCAATACCTAACTTTCTACTGTTAATAGATGTATTACCACAACTTGCACTAGGAATGATGATGATGTATCCTGCAATTCCTGCAATGATGTTAATGGGATATGCTTTAATACCACTAGGTATTGGATTGCTAATAGCTGCTATTGGGGCATTGGCATTTACTGCTGCTGGAGGACCTGAGGCAATTATTGCACTAGGACTAGGATTGCCATTATTAACACAGGCAAATCCTTTAATGTTGGCAGCTTTAGGATATTCATTCCTTGCATTAGGATTTGGACTTTTATTCCTGGCAATGGGACTTGCTGTATTATCACCATTTGTTGGTGCATTACTAGCATTAGGAATAACAATGCCAATACTATCTACTGAATTAGCTAATTTGGCAGGTATGGGAGGTGCATTATTTACTGTTGCATTAGGAATAGGTTCAATTGCACTTTCAATTGTAGGACTAGCTGCTGCATTGTTACTACTTACTCCTATGTTACCAACTCTACTTATACTTGGT